TGCGCAGGGTGCAACTGGAGCAACTGGGGCACAAGGTGCACAGGGGCCGCAAGGTGACGTTGGCCCGCAAGGCGCTACAGGTGCGCAAGGAGCTACTGGTCCACAAGGCGCAACGGGCGCACAAGGTGCGACCGGTGCGCAAGGTGCAACTGGTCCGCAAGGCGATGTTGGACCTCAAGGCGCAACAGGTGCACAGGGTGCGCAAGGACCGCAAGGAGATTCCGGCGTGTCGCCCATTGGCTCGGTTGTCATGTGGTCAGGGACAAGCGCAAGCATCCCGAGCGGATGGCTTCTCTGCGATGGAACAGTTTATAACATATCATCGTACAACACGCTGGGCAATCTTTTGCTTTCACGGTACGGTGGAAACGGCACAACGACGTTTGCTGTACCAAACTTCACTGGTCGAGTGCCTGAAGGTATCACTGGTGCGCCTACGGTCCCTGACACTATTACAAGTAGCGCATCGTCTGCAGTCGACGCTCACACGCACTCAGTAAACTCCTCATTTACCGCTGGAAACGCAACAGCGCACACTCACCCATTAAGTGGCTCAACAACGAATGAGTCAACACTTCATTACCACTTTTGGTCAGCGGCTGGAATAAGCACAAGCAACTCTGGAAACCACACCCATAGTTACTTTAAGCCTAACTCTGGCGCAAACAACAACACTGGTGGTGGCGGAGATCACGGTCATACATGGTCAATTTACGGTCAGGGCAACGGGTCACAAGTTGCAAGTGACGGCAACGCAAACGCATACCATGTTCACTACCTAACAAACGATGGTGGCAGAACTGGTGCTAACGCTGCGGTAAACAGCAACTCCACAACAACGGTCAACTCGTCGTTTAGTGCCGGAACAGCAACAACTGTAAATGCCTCAACGCTGGCACACACTCACACCGTGGCAACTACAAATATTCTCTTTATCATTAGGGCTTCATGATGAAACTTAGCGATTGCAGTAACGAACACGGACGTATCGGTTTCTGGGAAAAAATTGTTGGAGATACTGACGATGTAGGGTTCTTTGGCATCGCGCAGCATATTGCAATTACCAACATTCAAGTCGAGCAGGATGGAAGCATTAGATGCGATTCCACATCACGAAAAGGTCCGCAGGGATTTCATCAATGGTTAGGCGATAGATGCTCATGTGGGAAGCTTGAGCCGCCATATGGCCCTACTGGAAATCATCACATCGCTTTTGGCCAACTTGCTGCGATTTTTCCAGTGATCGAAGCGCTACCGTATGGCCACATCATGTACTTCGAACTACAAGATCCGGCTAATGAAGTGAAGGCAATAGAAGAAATTCATAGTGATTGCGCGCGAACACTACAAGAGGTGTTCCGGCTTCTTCTTGAATGGGATTTTGCGTATACGCATCTTGGAAGTACAGAGCGAATTGCAGAAGTTAGCCACGGAATCGTAGAAGTGCTGGAGATACCGGAGCCCATTAAAAGCTGGATTCTTACTGAAGTCCCAATGGAAAAAGTTAGCAGATTTCTAGCAGGAATGTCAAACGCGCAGGAAAGAACAGAAATTTCTCAAATTCCAGCGCTAAGCGACGAATTTAGCGAGTGGCTATACGGTAAGATTTCAACGACGAGATCAATCGGAGAATACGATGCAGATACAAGTGACACAACCGGCAGGTGAGGCCGGGCTAATTACTGTAGTTGACGGACTACTTGACGCCGAGTATTGTTCAAGATTCATTGAAAGACTTGCCACGGTGTGGGATAGGTCGCATCAAGGAAAGACACTGAGTGGAGTCAACTGGGCGACAAAGACGACCGAAGATATTCACGTCTCCGAGTACGCGTTTAGAGAGCTTGGGATCGAGTACGATTACAAGTGGCACGACCTTGAAATGCATTTTGCCAACGGTCTAATATCTGCGGTCTCGATGTACAAACAACAGTATAGACACCTAGACACGTGGACCGACATTGGCGACACCGGGTTTCAAGTGCAGAAGTATCACAGAAACTTTGGATACTACCGTCCGCATGTTGACTCATTTCCATCGCATAACTCATCCGTCGCTAACAGAGTCTTGGCGTCGGTGATGTATCTAAACGACGTTGAACATGGTGGAGAAACAAACTTTCCGTTGCATGGAGTAAAGGTGACCCCTCGCGCTGGACGAATAGTTCTATTCCCAGCAGTTTGGACTCATCCTCATGAGTCATGCGTACCGATTAGCGGCGACAAATGGATCATTTCTACGTTTATCGTCAATGACTACTACGATGAAAACGGTCAAGCAGTTGATCAAAGTCAGCATCAGGAAGTTCATTCAAACGATGAACATTTCCACCCATCACCTGGGCATGACCACGATCATCCAATCGTTCTTTCGAATCAAAACGAGCTTCTTCAACGAGAGCATTATCATAAGTGCGTACAGTGCGCAAATAACGAAGCTCACGAATGCACAGTTCTATGAAAACAGTATCGATAATTACGCCAACGTACAACACTGACCCAGACGTCTTAGCAAGAACATGGGCGTCTCTTAAAAGACAGACATTTACAGACTGGGAGTGGGTGATATGGGATGACTCGACTGACTCTTCGGTAGGCGCGCAAATATATGGATTTGCTTCTGATGAACGTTTCAACATTCAAATGCACACTTCTCACGTGCATTCTGGGAATATTGGAAGAGTAAAAAGAAAAGCGTTTATGTCAGCGGAAGGTCGAATCTTACTAGAGCTCGACCACGACGACGAGCTAACGCCAGACTGTCTACATGAGGTTGTAGAAGCTTTTAACGATGAGTCAGTTGGCTTCGTATACTCAGACTGGTGCGAGCTTCTTGCTGATGGACAGTCTGGTAGATACCCAGACGGATGGGCTTTCGGCTTCGGTTCTGACTATTGGTCGGACGAGCACGGCGTCTGGGTGATGTCTGCACCCGAGATCAACCCGACGACCATGAAGCACATCGTGTCCGCGCCTAATCATGTTCGAGCGTGGCGTGCAGACGTGTATAGAAAGCTCAACGGGCATAATCCCGCATACGTTGTTGCAGATGATTATGAACTAGTTGTAAGAACGTTTCTTGAGACAAAGTTTTTTCACATCAAGAAGCTTCTATACAAACAGCACATCGGGCCGTCAACTGCCCAAAGACAAAGAAACGCACTAATTCAAGATCTCGTCGCTTCTATTTCAGCGGAATACAGCGATAGAATAGACGCAAGATTTGAAGAACTAAATAAGACGGAGATGAAGTAATGGCAGAAAACATAGAACTTGACATCGACAAGATCGTACTAAGTCTTACTAATCAGATCGCCCAGCAGGCTCAGAAGATCGCCATTCTTGAGGCAACTGTTGATGCTCTAAACACAGCTCTTAACAAAAAAGAAGACAACTAGTCTTTTTTCTTTTTCTTCTCGTTTTCTGATTTCTTGCGAGAAGCGTGATACGCGGTTACAGCGTTCGCACTCGTGCGGCTTCTCCACGTAAACTCGCATTCTGAACACTTAACGAGTTTCATTGTTGTCCAACGCCCGCCTTCAGGTGACGGCGCGACGACTACAGAAAGTTTTACTGGACGAGCTCCACAGTACGGGCAGTTCGGAAATCTTGTTCTACGTATTTCCTTACCCTCATGCGACAATGACAGAGTTCTTCTAATCTCTGCCTCGTCCTTTCCACCCCAGACTCCCCAGATTTCTTTGTTCTCAAGAGCGTACTTTAAGCATTCCTTGCGGACGTCGCATTGAAAGCACAGGTTTCTAGCGTCATATTTTTCTCGCGGCACAGCGGAGAAAAAGTAAGACGACATGTGCTTGTTACTGCGTTTGCCGCATTCAGCTTCGTCCATCCACTCAAAGTCGCCTACACCTTTTGGCATTGAATCTCCACCCAGGTCACCTCGAGAACTTCGTCAACGTCATCTCCGTCGCGTGTCTCGCCGTCCTGGGCGCAGATTGTCATGTCGGTGTCTCCATCGACGCAGCCGGCGTACCCGAGGATCGAAGTGGCACCGTCTAAAAGTCTGTATCCTTCACCTAACGAGACGGCGATCCCGTCTCTTTGCAGTGCGGATGCAAGAGCTCTTTTTACTACGTCGTTCTCAAGATCTACGTGTCCGACCGTGCAAAACGTCGCTAGATCTCTGTCAAAAAAGTCGTAGTCTTCTCCAGACCATTCGACCCAGAGAGATTCACCAATTCTAGAATCTTTCATAGTAGAAAGATTGTATCTTGTCACGTGCCGTAAGCGCGGTAATCTTGGCTGGATTGTTCATGTTAGCGGATGAGACGCTGAATTAGAGGCCTTCTACAGGGTTTAGGCCGCTATAACGTACCCGTCTTGGTGCGGCCACAGGTACTCGTACCCGTCGGGCCGCGTGCCGGCGTCTTCGGGCCATTTGAACTGCGAGTACCACTCGTAGTTCTTGTTCAGAAGCGCGACGCGATGAGTAGAGCACAGATTCTCAAAGTACTGAAGGTCCTGCATCCACGAAGGCAGTGTGATGTCACTGGAAATTCTGCCCAAGGACACGGCGGTGTCGTACGTACGCAGCGTCTTCTCGAGTAACGTCGACTTGTACCCTCGTGAGCGCCACTCAAAATACGTAGCGGTAATGTACGAAACAAGCAGCGTCTCGTGCCCTCGCCACATCTTGACTACTGGATGGCTAGACCAGCCTTTGGGTTCGCGGTCGTTACCGTCTGGGTCAAGCCTGCACATCGTAAGCAGGCACTGCCACGCCTCAAGGGTCTGCTTGTGTAGGCGCTTGTTGTCAAGCACCGCGGCCGTTTCTTCAAACGAATTTGTAGATACAAGAAAAGATTGCATGAGTCACTCCGTCACTGTTTAGAACAATGATTATATCAGGACGGCTGAAAATCTTGTGACGCACGCTTTTATGTTATTCTTGGTAGAAGTTCTTCTTCACGAAGTTACGGCTAAATCCCTTGTCGGTGTCCAAAAGCCACTCGCGTTCGCCGATCAACTCGCCTTGCGGTCCGTTTGGCTGGCCATTAAGGGCAGCGGCCGTTGCCTCGCCGATCCACGTTGCCGCCTGCACGGCAACTGCCTTACCCCACGTCGCCCCAAGAGCCGAGTAGTTGTTGACGCTTACAAATTCCCAGTCATCGGGAAGACCTTGAATTCTTGCGGCTTCTCTGTGGGTGATACGACGTGGCTGCGTCGGGTGAACGATGTGATCAAGAGCGCTGCCTGTCATAACGTGGCAGAACGAGTTCGCGTCCCAGCGGGCTGGAAGCGAGAATCCCATGTAGAAGTCATTCAGGCGAATCTTCTCTTCCTTTGTCGCCCAAGACTGTGGGAACCTGTTTCCGTTCTTTTCGACGGCTTCCTTAAGAGCGACGTTCAAAGCGTCCATAGGCTTCCATCCTTCGTTTCCGAGGATGTCGAAGATCTCTTGAATTCTCTGTGACTCGAGGTTTGTTCTGTTCATGTGACCGTCGACGTAACCGTCTTGGTTTCTCAGGTTTGCAACAAACTTCGACGGCTCAGCGTTGTACTTCTGCTTGTTCCAGGTAATCTCAAGATTTTCGAGGTCACCGATCACGTCGATCATCTTAGGCATTTCCTTTGGCATCTCCGCGTGGGCGCCAAAAGGCATACCGCTTTCAACAGCTACCCAGAAGTAGCGCATACGATACGAGAAACCGCCAAGCATAAGGTTGTTGTGCTTGACGTGGTACAGGTCGTACTTCTTGTTTGACAGCTCCTCGAGCATGTCGCGGTATTGGTTCATCACCGCACGACCCTGCGTATACGCCTGCTGTACGCATTCAAACACGACCATCTTTGGTTTGATTCTAGCGGCGTACTTCATGAACGCGCGTGTGTGCTCGTGCGCCTTTGCATCAGGACCTCTGTTTGCTGGACCCGACCACAGCGACCATCCGGAGCACGGAGGACAACCAAGCACGACGTCGGCGCTCATGTCAGGCCAATCATTCGGATCTTCAGAAAAGAAAGACGTCCACTCGTTACCGAGATGTTTTCTGTTTACCTCGGCGACTGGGTTTCCAAAGTTGAGAGTGCCAGTTCTGACCTTCATGTCGATGCCGGATCTTACGAAGCCAAGGCTCATAAAACCGGCGAGGCCGTTACAGTCGATAAACGTCGGATTGCTCATTGTTCTTCCTCGTTGTCTAATGCGATGGTTAACACTAACACGTATTACTTAGAGACCTGACTATTTAGACCAACTTCGTAGCCGCATGCAGCGTACCCAGCGATGTCCGTCCACGTATCGGGTTGAAACCCAGAGTTAGATGCGTAACGGGCCACCTTGACGGCAACCATCGCCATAGCGACGTCTTCGTTGGTGAACTCTCTACCAAAAAGAACACCCCATATTTTGGCGATTCTTCCAAAGTTATCTTCAGGTCCCCCGTACTGCGTGTCACGCTGGCCCGAGATTATCTTCGCGGCAGTTTCAAGCATTTCCTGCCGCGGGCTCTTTTCGTTCTTCATGCCTTCACCCTCGCGATCAATTTAGCGACGTAGAACGCGGAATCTGGGTCATCTTCAGGTTGCGAGACAAACACCTCCGAGTCAAGAGGGATAGTTGCCGACTGGTCTTGAATGAACTCGCACCACTTGCTCGTGAGAGACTCTTGAATTTCTTCAAACGTTCTGCCGGTGCATTTCATCTCGATGTGAAGTCTCACTTCTACTCCTCGTACTCGCTGATGTCTTCAAACTCTGCCTTTATTCCGTAGCCGACTCGTTGGTACAAAAGACCGCCGTCTACAAATATCCCCGTGTCCGCGTCTTCCGGACATTCGCAGCGGACGAAGTCGTGTCTGTGTACCGACTCGATTACCTTTCCGCACGTTAGGCACTTAAGAGCGTTACGAACTAGCTTCGCCATTTAGAAGTTTCTCCCTGTCTACAACTTCAAATCCGGGTGGAGCAAGATCTGGGCTTATAGTTCTGTACCAGCCACTTCTTACCATCAACACGCCGCGCTCGCCCGTCACTTCGCAGGTTTCCCAGGCGATCTGTTCGTATCTGCGTACGACGCTGTTCATTTCCTCGAACAGGTCTGTCTTAGTATTGAAGTAGTATCTAAGACCGCCAAATTTTTCCTTGATCTGCTGTATCGTATAGTCCGGGTCTATTGCACTCAACTCTTCGTCAAGTTTAACGATGAGTGAGTGCCAGCCTGGAGAACAGTCAATTCTTCTTGACCAATTTTCTTCAAATCTTGAAAGAACTGCAGAAAGATCAATCTTACTGTCCATGCTATATCGAAGCGATCTTTTTCTCTAGTTTATACGCAGGGTGTCTGGCAGATGGTATGTGCGGAGTCTTGTAGTCTATAGTAGTGACGTAGATGTCGCCACCCTTGACTTCTACAACCTTAACAAGTCTTCCGTTATGAAGCCTGCCAGCATCTGTGCCATATGCGTCTTTTTTCACTCTCAAAACGTCGTCAATTTTTATCTCAAGAGACGAGGCATCTTCCCATAGGTCGTTCATGACCCGCCTTTTGACGTCTGCTGCGGGCACGACGATTCAAGGCATGAGTTGACGTCATAATCGTCAAGAGCTCTGAAGCACTGGGTGCACTTGACACCACTGTCAAGAACTCTGTAGCCGTTCTTTTGACGATCAGCGTTCTTCTGCATCTTAGCCAGATACTCAGCGTCAAGTTCTTCGTCCGTCGCGCCGGCGGCGCAAAGAATATTTGCCACAAAGTGCAGAACGTCGACGCATTCCTTGAGGATCTCGTGGCGATCGGCGTACGGGTCATCGTGCTGCCAAGGCTTCCACGAGATGGCCTTACGGACCTCAGCGAGCTCGTCGTCGATCGCCAGCATGTTCCAGCGGATGTACTCGATAAGGTTTCTTAGATCGGCATGCTCGTCGCTATGAAACGACGAGTAGTCGACGTTGTACACATCTGTTTGCAGTTGGCGAGTCTTCTCTAGCCACTTGCCAAATAGCACCTTGTCTGTCACAGCCCTAATCCATTCTTTAGTGTGTGTATAGTGTCTTGTGCGTTCATAAGAGCGCCTGTGTAGCGCTTCCGCTGTGCCACCGATAGTTCGTAGATATCAACGTAATCCATTTCCTCTACGTTTGCCGGCAGCAACGACCAAGAATCTCCAAGAATAGACGTAATCTTCCAGTCGCTTACTATTGGAGTTCTAGAGTTCATCGCCTGCGACATTCTGTAGCTCCACCAAAGCATTCCGTCATCTTGTACGCTTAGAATCGACCCCTGAGACTCAAGCATCATCTTTTCTACGTCTGAGTCAGTTGATAGTCTGTTGCTTTTCATCTGAACAGCAGAATTACCAAGAGTATTTTGTAGAGACTTGAACCACCTTGAGTTCATGCTGTCGACTACCCAGCGTCTACTTCTTGACGTTGCTGTAGAGCTTATCTCAGACGAGATAAGAGCACTGTCTACTTCTACAGGAAGAACCGTAGAAACATCTGTGCATGGGAGCTGCGCCTTAACAACCTGAGAACCTACGAATGGGCTACTCGGATACAGAGTAACGTAGTCCCAGTGAGAAAAAAGAGTTCTTACGCCACCCAGCGCGGACTCAAGAATCTTTTTATTACCAACTACGTCTGAATACTGCTTTCTACCAGAGTAGAACTGTTTGATGATGTCATCGTTATTTTTATCGATGGCGCGTAGGCTTGCGGCTATCTTAGCGGGTTCTGGAGCGTCTACAAATAGTCTAAGTCTGCTATCGTTTTTTAGCAGATTGATCATGTGCAGGATTCCATACGCCTTGTTCGCGGCGATACTAAGAATAGGAGCCACACCGAGCAATACAGAGTCGTACTGATCGAGATCACTTTTCTTTAGCAAAACGCTTGGCTCTATAAAGTGCACGGCAACGTTGTTGTCTTTCAGCATTGAAGCAACGCAGCCTATGAAGCTCGCGCGGTGATGAAACGATCTATACGACGCCTGAGAGGCGGTCATACCAGAGATGGCAATTGACTTCATTACCTGCTACCGTCTGGGTTTATCCTCAGTCCCTTGTCTTCATTCAGCGCACGATGAACGATCCTGTTGCAGTGATCAACAAATGAATCGTATGTCGGCATGTGTGAACGAAGCGTGTCAGCCTGTGCGTTTGCCGCGCCAGCCAGATCGTCGTCTGACATCGACTCGACCTGCTTGATTGTCAACGAGTACGGCGCACCAAGCGGTTTGCCTTCTCCCTTGTCCGTAACAAGAATAGACTTCACCCTCGCGGCGTACATAAATCGACTTCTCCACCAACCGCAGCCGGCATGCGGGTACGGGGGCGAAAGAATTCCCCAGTATTCGTTGTAAAACGAAAGAACGTCTTCCTCTGTGTCAAAACGCTGTCCGCCGAACTTTCTAATTAGCTTTCGGCTTCCTACGATCTCTACAGGCCAATCTGGATTCTTCTTTTCGAGCCAAGTGTCGTGCGGCACAAGCGCCCCGAGAACCCAGGCACGCTTTTTCTCAGACGGAGGGAGCGGCTCGGCTGACGACAGGATATTGAAGATCGTTGAACTTGGGTCTAGCGCCTCAATGCCGGCCATCTCGGCGGGCATTCTCTTGCGGACAAGTGAACGGTCGCCAAACGAGTACATTGGGCACACTGGAACCATGCCATGCGACCAGCGCTCTCCTAGAAGAGCCTGGGCTGTCTGCACCAACTGGCCTTCGTGCGCCTTGATGTTGTCGTCGTTGTCGTTAAAGAAGTATCTACCGACGGCGCACTTCTTTGCAGCGTCGGGATTAGCGGCAATGATTCTTTCCAGTGCCGCGTCAGCTTCAGCCTTTGAGAAGTACGTTGCGCCTTCGTCTCCACGAACCGATGACCCAGACAGAAGATACTTGTATAGGATTTCTGGGTGGCGAACAAGTGAGCGGCACGCGTTAAACACGGCGGCAAATTGCCAGTCATCAAAGAACCCGACAGCCGGGACGCCAGAGCTGAGCGCGTACAGCGCGCCCATAGCGCCCTGGCGGCCGTTAAGAGAGTTCAATGGTCCGAGGTTGACCCAGATTACGTCGTACGACGATAGATCTTCACCAGGTGTGACGCGTCGCCAATCTACCTGATGGCCGACGCTTTCAAGAGCTTCAACGATCGACGCTGGCACGTCGATCTTTTTAATAGTTCTATGCTCTGTATTGATTTGAAGAGCTGTGAACCCTGTCATTAAAATCTTCATTGATTCATCCTTTGTGTGATACTCAAGTGGCCGCCCACGGCATTCTCATGCCGCGGGCGACCACCAAAGAACAGCAGCTCGTCAGAACGGAGCGGCTGGCGGTGTCTGTGCCTGAACCTCGGCAACAGGTGCCGGAGCGGGGGCAGGTGCCGGAGCCGGAGCAGCGGCAACAGGTGCGGGCGCCGGAGCAGGTGCCGGAGCCGGAGCGGGGGCAGGAGCTGCAGCCATAGGAGCCGGAGCGGAAGTTGTCGGAAGAGAGTAGTATGTCTTGATCTCGTTCTTCTTCTGACCCTGCCATGTACGGCTACCAACCTGCGCGCGGAAGCTACGACCCTTGAGGGTCTGCTCGATCTGAGCGTTCGTCGGATTGGTCGCGAAGTAGTTGCGATCAAGACCGAGAGCGTTCATCTTGCGGAAGAAGATTCCGAGTGCGCTCGGGTTGTCTGTCGAGACGACGAGGTTGTCCCACACGAGACGCTTAGCGTGCGCCCCGGTTGTGACCTGTGCCTTCACGGCAAACATCGTCTTGCCCGTCTGAGTGGCCTTAGCCTGTGCCTCAACGATCACGAGGTCGTAGTCGCCGTCGGGCAGCGGGTCGTACCCACCGACGTCACCCGCCTCCTTGACGAGGTCACCCCAATTGAGTGTGCTCATTGTTTTTACCTATGTCTTTCTGTGTTGGTTACTTTGCTTGCTGATCCGGACGGGGTCCGAAAACGATATCGAGCATTCGTTCGACACTGAGGTCTCCCTGCTCGACGATCTTACCGAGGCGGCCTTGAACACGCTCGCCTGCCTCGTACTGGTTCGTGCGCTCGACGTACATGCGACGCGCCTTGTACGGCCCTTGTGTCGGGTCCGGGTTGTTGAACTCTTCGACGTTGATCGCGCCGAGGATGTCGTAGAAGTACGGAGCCTGAATGGCAAGCTGGCCTTGGAGGTACGGACGATACCGACCGTCCTGGCTCTGACGTGCCATGGCTGTCAGTACGACTGCCTCGAGCGGGTTTGTTGCGTGCATCGTAAGGTCGCGGAGATCACGAAGCAGCGCACCCATGTGACGAAGAAGCTCGCCCCACTGTTGCATCTGCATCTGATTGGTTCCGGCGATGTTGTCCATGCACTTAACCTGCAACTCGGAGACCGAGTCGATGATCAGTGACTTGAACTGGTGGCGTCCGATCTGAAGCCACTGGTACGCCTTGAGAACGGTGTCGTACTCTGTGACGTTGACAACGCAGGTATCCCACGTCCCGTCAGCAGCCGGCGGCTCCTCACGCAACGGGTCCCAGTACTTTACGTTGATAGGCAGGAATCTGTGCCCGCCTTCCACGTCCAGCATCAGACGCGGGTATGGTGCGGTGACTGCAAACGTCGATTTACCGACCTTTGATTCACCGTACACCATAAGAGTAAGCGATCGCTGTACTCCACTCATGGTCATTCACTTCCTTTCATCTCTGTTGATTCGTAATACTTATACGGATCACCTTGCGTATACAGCTCGGCGATCGCGTGCTCTGCAGCGCTACCGTCGTCAAACAACGGGCATACTGCAAAGAACTGGCACTTCCACTTGCAATCTCGGCTTGGCCGAGGATATGCAACGAAGTGATGATCTTGTCCTTCGTCCAATGCGTCTCGCACAGCGAGCATGTCGCCTACGGTACCATGAATTCTGTTCCAAAACGCTCTCAACGCAAAGGTGTTGTGTCTGACCTCGATCTGATCGTAGAACGGCGGCTTCGCGTTTGCGGTGCGCTTGACCTTCTTCAACATCGTGAAGATACCGCCTTCGCTGCGCTCGCCTTCTTTGTTCTGCGCCGCCTCGAGAAGCATGTACGTTAGGATCTGCTCGTTCATGTGAGCAAGAGCAGCAAACTCTGTGAACGAACCGCCAACCGTCTTGAAGTCACGGAACATGCGCACACCGTCTGCTTTGCGACGAACACGCATGTCAAGTTTACCTTGAAGTTCTACCCTGCCCTCGAACATCGGCATCGTGATGATTTCTTCTGTCGAGATCATCTCAAGATCGGCGTCGATGCCGTTCTCGTTGACCCAGTCGAGATATCCCTCGAGCATGATTCTACCGAGCTCGGCTTCTGTCTCGAGTTCCATCGTGTCGCGGAAGCTCTCTACAAGAGCCTTCTTGTCGAGCTGCACAAAGTGAGCGTATGCCTCGAGCAGTGGAGTTCCTGTTGAATAGTACATATCCAACGCCGAGTGAACGCGTGAGCCCAGCGCAAGAGCTCCAGTGAAGTTCTGAGTCTGTGGCTGAAGTCTACGATAGTAGTTTAACCACCACTTTCTTCTACAGTCCTTAAACGTTTGAATCTCAGAGTTCGAGATTCTCAGTGGCTCACGGCGGAGCTCTACCGGTGTTTCGTTGATTGTCACAGTGATCCTGTCTTGTCGTCTCTCAACATCTTGAGAAGTTGGTCTTTGTCTCGTACTATCTGTTCGAAGTTGTCAGCCTTTGTGTCTAGAACCTGAATCACACGTTCTTCGATCGTCCCATCGGTAACGTAGTCTGTGATCACGATGGAGTCATGGATCTCACTACCGATTCTGTGAACTCGGTCAAGAGCCTGCTTGTAATCAACCAGTGACCACGGGCGCTGAAGCATGATCAGCCTGCGAGCAGCAGTCAGTGTCACTCCGACTCCACCTGCCTGTGCAGTGAAAAGAATCCACTTAATTCTGCCATTCTGAAAATCATCGATGGCCTTTTGGCGCTCTTCCTCTGTCTGTGCGCCGGTAATCAATCCGTGAGGAATCTTCGCCTTTTCAAGGCGGGCACTAAGAAGTTCGATGAGCTGTCGAGACACCGCACACACGGCGACAGAATCATCTCCAAAGTCGCCGTTTTCGATGTCGTCCATCAGCGCATCTACCTTGCACGACGGTTCCGCTAGTTTGACGGCAATCTCTCCAGTAAACTCGTCTACGTCGATCGCTGCGTATGAACTTGCGAACTGCAACAACCGTGTAGCCTGAGTTAGTGGGCTCGGTGCTGTTAGCGCTTCACCGCTTTCCAACTGAGCGATCATGACGTCGCGCATCTGCTCGTACGCCTTTTTCTGCTTTGTAGACATTTCTACGTCGCGGCGCTCCTTGATCACAGGTGGCAACCATGGAAGAACCTTTGCCTTGAGCATTCTGCGCATACGCGGGTTGATAGCTGCGTAGAATTCGTCGTTCATGTGCGGCTTGACGCCAAGCACCATCATTCCACCGAACGCGTTCAACATCGTGTCAACCATACGGTCAATCCAACGAGTCTTGCTAGGCCATTCGTTTGGCGACAGCCAGTGCAGAATCGGCCACAGGTCGAGGACGTTGTTGGCGATAGGTGTGCCAGTGAGCGCAAAACGGATGTCTGCGTTTCCTGTTGCCGCCCAGAGCGCGCGTGTCTGCTTGCTCTTTGGTTCCTTTGAACGGTGAATCTCGTCAGCAACTACTGACTTAAAGTCGATCTTATTGAGTTCACGGATGTGCACCTCACAGCGGTTTTCCGAAACCTTCTCATCATGACCACCGCATTCAACGCATCGCGCCAACGCAACAGATCCGTAACTGGCAAGACGCGAGTGAGTACGTAATGACTCCCAGTTGATGACGTATACGTCAACGTCTTCTTCGGCGAATTGCTTACGGCGCTGTGTCGCTGATCCGCTGATAACCTGAACGTTTACTCCAGGCCACCACATCGCGAACTCGCGCTTCCAGTTTTTCTTCAAAGTGTTCGGACACACGATGAGCGCAGGGAACACTTCCTCGCCTCTGTCCTTCAGTTCTTTCAATGCGCGGATCGTCTGCGCTGTCTTCCCGAGGCCCGGCTCATCAGCAAGAAGAGCGCGACGCGCAGCTGCAAGGAACTTCACTCCAGCGCGCTGGTGCGGGAACAACGCCTCGTCACCGTCGGCTGTCTCAAGCTCACGTAGTGCGTTGCACGGAGCAACGCGCGTGTTGAATTCGTTTGTAGCCCATTCTGTAAGTCTCGGTCCGATACGCAGTTCGGTCTTAAACACCGACCGAAGAGCGAGGCATGTTGACCAGCCAAGTGGCGCACGCCACGCTTTGTCAGCAGCCGACCATGTCGCGCCCGGGATACCTTTGCATAGCTCTTTGTATCGCCATTCGGTGTCGATACGGATATGCTCACCCGAATCACTAAGTTCTACATCAACTGGCACTCAATACCTCTTGTCGTTCGTTATCTGTCACTGTATCACATACTAAGCGGAAATGTCTTCACGCATGCAATTTTTTCTTAGTATGACTACTCAAGCAGCCTAGTTGGCGCCCAGCCTGTCTTTACTAAGCGCAGAAGCCCGTGTCTAATCGCGTCAAGCGCGTGACCTTCTCCACCGCGGTACCAGTAGTCTAGTTTCTTTAGAGCCGTGTTGTCAAACATTCTTTTTGCGTCAGATGGAGACTGAAACAGCAACGTATTTGGGTCTATGCCGTTGCTAAGCATGAGATACTTGAGAATACCGATCTGCTCGAGGCTGAACGGCGCCTGTGAGTTTTTCACCGTCTGAGCGTTGATCGTAAACCTCTCGCAGACAATTTCTAGCTTCGCGCCCGTCTCTTTGGCCGTCTGAATGGCCTCAAGTATCGGCTTATGGTATTCTTCCATAAGAAACTCCCCGGAGGCCAAGAGGCGCGGTTCTAGGCCACTCTCATGGGAAATGACGGCGATACCGCTCTTCTTCCCCGGGTCAACGGCAAGAATGAGCCTCATGTCCAGACCACCCTAGATACTCCAGACCTTAGTAGTATACTTTCGCACTTCTTGCACGGCTTTGACGGGGCTGGTGACCCGTCTGCCGCAATTCTGGCAACGTAGACGTTAGAACCAACGGCCAGGTTGCCTGCCGCGGTGATAGCAGCAAACTCAGCATGAACATGAGACACTCGCCACGCGGTCTTCGGATCGCCGATCTTTTTGTTTGTCGACGTTGAGACGATTTTTCCGTTTCTTACAACGACGCATCCGTGCTTATGGCGGCACTTGCTCTTCGCTGCGACCCCAAGCGCCATTTCAAGGTAGCGATTCATCAGTACTTGTCGCCCCAGGTCTCAAGCGGCCCGTCTACGTCTGCGGTAAGAGGTACGGCCCAGCCCTCGGTTGTGGTCATGCACTGCTTGACAAGTTGCTTGATCTCCTCAGCGTCCTCACGGGGCGCCTGTAGCACGATTTCGTCGTGCACCGGAACGATCAGCATCTCTGTAAGATCTGCCTGGTCAAGTTTTACAAGATTTGACTTGAACACCTCGGCAGCTCCACCTTGAATGAGGTAGTTCACCAGCGTGTAGACTCTGCCTTCGTCGCATGGCAGTCTACGACCTGTCCAGGTGTAGACGTACCCCTGACCTTCGGCCTTCAGTCTTCTCATCCCGATGTCTTCTATCTGTCTCTGGAAGTAGGACATTCCTGGGAATCTGTTATCGAACGCGTCCGATGTCTGCTTCATCTGTATCTCGGCGACTCCTGCGGTTAACGCCTGCTTTGCGACGCCGGCTCCGTAAAGACGACCGTAGATCATGCTCTTGATGAGACCTCGACGCTTGTCAGACTTCTGCATCGTCGGGTCATTGTACACCTCACGGCCGATCTCGGTGAACGGGTCAGAGCCTGTAGCATCGGCGAGGTGGAACAGATTGATTAGGTTGCTGTCGTTTGACAGACTGGCGAACATGCGGAACTCGACCTGGTCAAGGTCGCTCGTGATAATCACGTGATCCTCGTCCTTGGGAATGAACGCGCGTCGAACTACGTCGTCTCCCTTAGGCAACGTCTGTAGCGCCGGATTGGTGATCGACATGCGTGATGTACGGGCGCCCAACGTCTTAACAGATGGGTGAACTATCCCGTCGATAGACTCCGTAAGAAAGTTAGAGAAATACGTTCCGGCAAGTTTGTCAGCCTTACGTTGCTTGAGAACCGTGTCGGCAAGTGCCGATACTTCAGTGTTTCCGTCTCTCTGAAGAATCTTTAATTGATCCTTAGTGCATGACTTTTGCCCAGTCGGCGTGAACTCGGTGATCTCAGCACCGAGCGACTCAAACAGGTGAACAAGTTGAACGTTGCTGGTAATAGACACACCACCATACGTGTCGCGCGCCCACTTCTTTACAGACTCGGTATACGCGGTAAGTTCGTCGTACTTCCTCTGCGAGTAGTCAAGATCTACGCGCGCACCGTTGATCTCCATGCGGGTGACGATCTTGCGCGTCGCCATCTCAAGTTCGTACGCGCGCTGATACGGACCTTCTGGTCCGCACTGCTTGTAAAACATTTCCCACAGCCGCGTGGTTAGAACACAGTCAAGCGCGCCGTATGACCAATATGGTGTGAAGTTCGTCGGGACAGTGCCCCACGTCCACCCGTTCTTGACAAGTTCAACATCAAGCGTGTCCTGTAGAGCAACGGCCCTGCTGTCGATATGAAGAGCCGCGAGGCGCTTAAGAGCACCAGAGCCCAGCGGGTCAACTACGTGAGCCATGATCATCGTGTCGTGAGCGCGGTGCCACGGAATATCCCACCGAGACTGAACGTCAAACCAACGAGCCTCGAACGCAATGTTGTGGCAGATAAGTGGTCCGTCAAACTTGTCCATCGCCTCGTAGAAAACGCCCGACCATTCGTTCCAGGGAATAGACCAGCCTTGCTCCCCGTCACCAACCTGCACGAGGCGAAGACGGCCATGCCAAGGAGACAGCGCGTGATCTCTTGGGTTGCCTGGTAGCTCACCAGTTTCTGTGTCTACTGAGATAGCGTTGTACGGTCTTCTCTGACCAAGCCAATGAAGAAAGTTCTGCGCCTTCTCGACGCTGTCTACGAGATGAAGTTGTACGTTTGAAAGGTCGTTGTCACTCAACGTCGTCGTCCTTGACTACTGTTAGTTCTATCTTACACTTCTTTAGATACTCAAACACGTCGTACGGTCTACGGTGGAGATCTGCTGATCGCAGTCTACAAACTACTCGAGCAAGTCCGGAGTTCGTTATCAGTTTAGCGCACTGCATACACGGAGCGCTCGTCACGTATAGTGTCCCGCCGGCAACACTCGAACGGTCGACGTACAGTAGAGCGTTCGCCTCAGCGTGAATCGCCGGGCACGCATCGTACATGTTGTCGAGCGGCGCCTCTCCTCGTGCTCTTGGGCACCACTGGTTGCACGTCCCAGATTCAGGCCAATCGGCGGCAGGTCCGTTGTACCCAGTGGCGCATATTCTTTGTTCTCTAGAAACGATTACGGCGCCAAGTTGCGCGCGAGAACAACGAGACCTAAGGCCAATAGTTTCGGCTATGGCAAGCCATGTTTCATCCCAGGACGGTCTTGTATCGTTCATCAATCTTCGTCATCTTCGTCGTCTTCTATCGAGGCCTCTGCGATGCCTGTGATTAGCATTTTTGCAATAAGCTCTAGCCCGTCACGTCTAGAAAAACCAGCTTCACGTAGAGTGAGGTACATCTCGTGCATGCTTACCGCGGCTTCCTTCATCGGTGAGGAATAGTCGTCGTCCCAGTCGCCGCTCATCACGCCTCTTTTCTTTTGTTCTTTTCGATCGCCGTAATCATAGAACTAGCATACCATCGTTCCTGCGGAGAAAGAGAATCTAGTATGCTATGATCGTTCACCGAGTTAAGAATTGCTATCGCTGAATCCTTTACGTCGTCCCACGAGTCACCGTAGATCGCCGGAACGTTTTCAACGTTATCAGTCTTCTTGAGGTTATCCGCAGCCGCGTAATTTGATTCGTAAATGTGAAGTGACCCAACATGATGAGCGTATGTGCCAGGCTCAACAGCAAGCACGCTGCACATCGCAAGTTGAACCCTTGTAAATTGGAAGAAGTCATACGCTGCACCCAACCACACATCGTTTGAGCGCATGTATACGCTCATGTTTAGTTTGTTATCTCTGATCCTAAACTGATGAAGAACAGTGCAGGGGTAGTCTCTCTTGCCTTCTTGGTTGTCGTATTCCGGGTTCCAAATAGTGACAACTGCCTGCCGAGTGTCTCGGTCGTTTTTCAGCTTTTCAATGGCGTAGTCGTACTGACCGTTTGTTCTACGTCCATACGCTCCATGAAATATTCCGTTGTCTTCAGCGTAGTTCTTAAACTGCGGACCGACGGCGATGACAGTTTCTGGAGTGCTTACTCCACCAAGAAGCTGACACGCCTCAACGGCACCGATGCCCGGCACTGTGCCGCGGCCAACACCGAGTGGGAGCGCGGCAAAGATGTTGTCAATGTGAATGACGGCATCTTCTATCTCTAAGGTGTTGAAGCCGCGTGGAGAAGCCGGTCTGCCGTTGTCAAGAACGTGCTTGACAAGATCGACGTACCCGTTGACAGCGTCCTCGATGTGAATGGATTTTACGGAAGTATCCAATGCGTGTACCTTTCATCTCTATTGTAGACAAAACTTGTGATTGCTTGGCCATACTCAAAGCGATCTTGATGATGAAATCTTCTGACGTACTGCGGGTGCGGGAGAACAACGTACCTGTCGTCGTTCAAGCCACACTGGCGAATTTTCTTTTCTGCCAGTCTCCCAAGTGCTACGATCTTTGGCTGACCAAGAACTTCTAAAAGATCGTTCAGCGAGTCTTCTGAAAAGTCATCTGAGTTGATGATACCGCAGGCTCGCCAACTTGCTTCAGGGAGTGACGAAAGAAGGTAGTCACCTGAGTTCCCGTTGATAGGCATGAACGGAAGAATCGTCTCGGCTGGGTCATTTCTTTTGTCGCCGATAAGAAGCGAATGCGGCCACCTCGGTCCGATGTACGTCGGAAACTTAGAAAGTGGTTCAGCTGCCTTTGATTTTTTTGTCGCGGCGTCAATTATAGCGTCTGCGGCGTACTTAACGTAGTTTATTCCGTCTGGTATCGTGACCTTTAGCTCTACACCATACGCCTTGTTGTACCCAAACTCGTACCTATCGAGAATGCCGGCAAGTTCATGCGCATCGACAAAGTCATCACCGCGGTTATTGATTCTTTCGGTGATGACCTCGAGAGGCTGGTAGACCCAGAACTGCGCAACACCTCGGGACTCGAGGAATAGCTCTACCCAGCGCCAACCGGCTACCCCAAGAAGACCGTACTCGTCCTTGCACGTCTCGGGGCGCTTGATCGGCGCGTATGTTACCTCTCCCCAGTGCCACCTATCTGACACGGCAACACGACCCGTCCAGTCGATGTTTTCAATGGCTACAGCGTACTCGTGAAGAGCCCACCTGCGGGTAAGCTCTTCAGGCTTGCCTTTGTGAAACTCTTCTACGTCGGCGCCAGGCCTAGCTCGCTTAAGTTGGCTTTTGATCTCTTCTGCAAGGGTGCTCTTACCTGAAGCGTCTGCACCTTCTAAAACTATGAACATTCGTCAATCCGTCCTTTGGCGGTCTACTATATAACGTATTCAAACGCAAAAGATGATCGATTACGGGATGACCTCGATACGGTATACTGCCTCAATCCCTTTATCGATCTTCGACGCTTCCTCAAGAAGCCTTTGAGCAACGTGCGTAAGGTATCTTGCACCGCTCTCGTCATACTTGTAAAGAGCCTCAAGAACGGCGTTCGGATCTTCGCTTACCTGCGCCCAGTTGCGGTCTTTTTCGGGGAAGATAACCGCGGCTGAAAGCGAGGCATTGCAGATTTCACACGGGACGAGCTCTCTGGGTGCAGTGACGGACTGCGTCGGCACCTCACTAAGTCCGTATCTTTTGACGAGGTGACACGTCGCGGCGTGATAGACGACAGACACGCCAACACGAGAAAGAACGTACGAGCCACTCTCCGTTTTGTACAGTTCGAACTCTATCCAGCGCAGCGAGTCTCTGCGCCACGACGACGACTTACCAAGAACCTTACCGTTGAACTGAAGAATTCTGTCTCCGTCTTTTACCTGTATCATGCGAATACCATCTTTCGTAGCGAACTAGTTGAATCATAATATGTAAACCATCTTCTCGTGTTCATAGCAAGACTGTTTTTACATCGGATACGAGTCTGGCAGCGAGTCGTAGTTCACGTGGACCTGCTCGTCCTCGAGTCTTTTGTAGAACAGTCTGTAGACGTCCATCAGCCAATATCTAAACGACTCCGGACACTCAGGAGACGTAGTTGACTTAACCAGAGCCGTGGAGTCCCCTAGCACGTACTTTGCTACAGGCTGAGGTGGCACAGTCTCTAGCAGATCATTTCTGACGTTCAGCGGCATTTGAAGAGCTCTTAGCACGTCATGACACGTTACTGCCATCGGCTCGTTGTTGCCGAGCTCAGTGTGCGACCACGCCCACTCAATGATCATCCTAAAGAGCTCATGCGCCGTATGCGCCATACATTGCGGGTGCGTCTGCCATATCTTCTGTGTTCCGACCACGTCTACGTAGGTCTCGTCTAATTCGCTGTACGTAATGAACGCGATAGGCGCGATGTCAACAGCCATATCATGACGTTTGATCGTCGGAAACGCGCCACGACCTTGCTCCTGAGCGTCTCTTGCGCCTTTGAACGACGTTATTTCTGTGTCAAACTTGGCGGTACCGTGCGTGACCTGCTCAAAGCTTTTGATCGTGTAGTTGTTTGCCGAACACGCATTTGCGTACGTCTTTGATGACGTTCTTAAGACTGGTTTCCATAGTTGAAAGCCTGTAAACTTTCTTTCCGGCTGATTTATTATCTCGATGTCCCAGTTCAAACGGCCCTGGTTCCATACGCACGAAAAGTTGTTAGACAACCGCGGGCGCTTAACCGGAGGCTCCCAGTGCCCGTCAACTGAGTTCCACACCCAGTTCTCAAACGGCTGCGTCTCAGGATCCTTATGATCAGTAAGATCGTTGAACGGCGGTGGCGAAGAAATATGAAACGTGTCTCTGTTCAATTCGCTTAGTGTTGATCTGTAGTCAGAGTTTGAGTTGACAAAATCTCTTAGCTCATCGAGAGAGTGAATTCTTATCTTAAAGATATCCATCATCTCGGGCGAGATTCTTGAGAAATCAAACGTATCTTCTACATTAGAAATTGAAGTCTGACCTTCGTAGGCGTCAAGAAGAAAGAACGTTTTTTCAGGTGCCGGAAAGTCACCTTTAAGAGTTTCATATATGTTTAGATCTTCGCTAAACTGAAAAAATGTTACGTATTTCATTGTCATCCAGTCAATGTCTCGTAGCTGTAGCGTAGCTGTATTTCTTTAATCGTCGAGTAGTACAGCCCGTCTCCGGAGTAGTACCCGGGGAACACGTTTGCCTTAATGTAGAAATAATAGTCTGCATACGTAGGTGTGAGACTAAAACCAGACAGATATATCCAACCGTTTGCGACCGTCCCAAAACCGCCGGAGTCGAACTTTAGATCGCCAGAACCGGTACCATTCATGTACACTTGAATTCTGCTAGCCGCTATTGAACCGATCTGTATAGCAACGCCCTCAAGTGTCGCGTCGCGGTATCCTGCTGGTAGTATTGGCCTAAATAGGATACTCACAAAGTCATCGTCACTTGAAGTTTTAGCTACCTTTGTTGACGTGGTTACAGTGTATGAGACGGTTCCAAACGCCGCAGAGAACGGGACGTCGTACGGGTAGTCGGCGTCGATTCTGGTGACATAGTTTGAGCTAGAGCTTGTTCTAGCACTTGTCCCACCAAAAACACTCGTGCTTATGCCTCTTGAAGTGTCGACGCGTAGCGATCCACCGCTCGCACTCGATGGGCTAGATATTGCGCTGTCGTACGGTGTCAACGTTAAAATTGCACCAGCCGCAGATGACACCAGATATGCTTGGTTGTACACAGAGCTGGAGCTACCGACTATTCTTACTTCGTCTCCAGGTTCAAGCCCGATTCTACTTGAGCTGTTTAGTTCTACGCGTACGTTGCCGCCTTTTTGAAGAGTAAGAGTGCTGATGCCGTACGATAACGATGTGACAGACGTAGCTATGTTTGGGTAGCCAGCGTCAAAGTCAAACGTGTCACTGATGTAGTAGCCGTTTAATCCAAAGGCAGCAGATCTTTCAAAGTACGTTAGATTTTTCACCCTCGTTGCCGTGCCAGACACGGTCTTGTACGGATAGGCTTCCCACTGCGTACTCGAGTTGTTATCTGAAGACAGATAGTCTTCTGCGGCGCCGTTTTCGCTGGAGTTCGCGAAGATCGCAGAAGAAAAATATGAAGTCTGACTTGCCGCAGCGTACCCAACTGACGACGGTATGTAGGTTCTAACCCAGAGCTTTGGTCTTACGGTTGCAGAGTAAGAACTATACGGACCGTAGACTCCAAGAGTCGAGTAGTAGACGCGGGCACGAAAACGGTACTCGTCTGTTTGATTCGCTGAAAACGCGTATGCGACGGTTCGAGTAGTCGCGTCGTTTGTAAGAAGGTTGCTAGAATCGTTGAACGTGGTCACCGTCCATGATCCGCTAGAGCCGGCAGTTCTTGAGCTACGCTCCCACTGCATATAAGCGCTGCCGTTGTTGTATGCGTTACCGTCTGACGCCATCGTAAGAACAGTGTCGCTCGTGAACCCGTCGACCTTCACTGGAGTAGACGGAGTGTGAAGAGGGTGAGTTAAGACGACGTTTGACGGGTCGCTGTCGTCACTATAGCCAGACACCGGAGACCCGTAATAAGTTCTTGCCGTGCAATAATATGCGGTGTTGTAGCTCAGCCCGGTAAACGTCACAGTTCTAGACGTTGTAGTGTCGTTTGACGGCAGATTCGTGCTGTTGACCGTGTCTTGAAGAGTCCCGCCTGGGTAGTCGTACAACCTAAACTGAATGTACGCCGTCGCGCCGTTGATCGAGTAGTTTGCGTTCGATGACGACGAAAATGAAAGACTTGTCGACGTAATAGTGCCGGTGTTTACCGGAGTTGTCGGTATGGTCTTGACATAGTCAAGCGTCGTGTCCTCGTGGAGAACGAGCATCGACGGCCCCGTCGAAATGACGTTGTTGCTCGAGTCTAGATACTCGATGTACGAATCAAACTGATACGTAGTTCCCCGGGTAAGACCGGTAAAGTTTAACTGCGCCGACGTGTTCGACGACACCATGTTCGACGTAAATACGCTTGTAGTTTGGTTTGTTGTAGAAAACTGCCCGTCAATCCACACGACTGCACGACGTCTATCGGTGCCGGTGTGGTTGACTCCAATTTTGATCGACGTAAGCGTCTTATCGACGGTGTCAAGATCGCTGTACGTCTCGTTTGAGTTTCTAAAATAGAACGGGACCCACGAAGATCCGTCCCAGACCTCGCCTTTGTTGATGTTGACCCACGACGAACCGTTCCATATCTCCGGATCTGTCATCGAGTCCCACGATGAACCGTTCCAAACTTCAAGTGCCATACTTAGTTCTCACTAACTAAAGTGAATGTCGCCTGTAGCCGGGGCAGTTGGTTTAGTCGCGCCGTACGAGATATTTCTTAGGAACCCGCTGGTACCGCCGGAGATAGAGATTGTCGTCGTGCCTGCTGACCCTGAAGTTCTTGTAGGTCCGAGGTAGCCGCCAACGAGTGGTGTAAGCACTCCAACAGAGAACCAAGCGCTTCCATTTGTGTTTAGGTACGCGTTGCCTAGTTCGTCTAACGCACCAGACGATAGCGAAGACGCGCCGATCGTCCAACCGCCAACAGATCCGGTAGTAGACGTCATCGAGCCGGCGGGTGTAACCCTAAACGGCGCGCTGGCAAACGTCGAGTTTCCAAGATAGATACCGTTGGTATCTGCCTTGAAGATCGTCGTACCGGAGCCGATCGTGATCGTGCCACCGACGATCGTGTTGCCTGACAAAATTCTGCCGGTGAGAGTTCCCGTTGTGATGTTGGCAGCGTCAATGTTTGAGACGGTGATAACGCTTGCGTCGATTGTGCCGGCGGTGATCTTATTAGCGCTGATGCTGTCAAGGGCGTTGTCGCCAAGCGTAAACCCGACCCAGCCGGGGCTGACGGGATCTTCCTGATAGCGATAGAACTTATTGTCGTCGTCTGTGTCAAACCAGATGTCGCCAGACTTATAGTTGCCACCCGTCGGCTCGCTTGGCTGTCTGTAGATGACGTTCTTGCCGTTCGCGCTTGCTTGAATAGACGCGACGTTTTCATTTAGCTCTGCGCTAAGGGTCAGTGCGGTAATAGCGCCTGGCGCTATGTTGTCAGAAGTAATCACCCTAGAGCCGATGCGAGTAGGGGTGCCACGTCTAACTATCGACGAAACTTTGGTTTCTGTCTCAAGAAACCTCTGACCAAAAGTACGTCTGCTTCTTCTAAGATTACTCGCCAACTTTGTCAACCTCCCACTCGGCAAACAGCAGCAGTTCAACTTCTTCTGGGAACGCTACGCCGTCTGGAACTCTTACCTTGATGTTCTCGATCTTTCTTACAAGAATGTCGTCTCGAATCTCGAGATCGCTTGACATTCTCATCTGTACAAAGTTGTCGTAGATAATGACGGCGCACCAGTCCCCCGGCGCGTACGTACCAACAACAGGAGCGATGCTACCGTTTACGCCGATCTTTAGATCGGTAACGGGCGGTCTAAACTCACTTAGATAGCGTTGCGCGTAGCTGTACAGTTGACTTTCAGCGTAGGCGTCCTGGCGTGTCTGCGACTCATCAAGAATTGGCCACCCCGCGTTCAACAGGTCTGTCGCGGACGCTACAGCGTACGGTTGGCTAGCTTCGTCTCCAAGATCACTGATGTTTCCGACAACAAAAAATCTTGTTGCAGCGTTTTCTGCTGACTCGTCCATGGTAACGGTATTTATGTTTCCGGGATACTCAAAAACGAGTTCATCAGCGCCAAAACGACTTAGCGGCGACACCTCGCCTGGCGCCGGCGGATTTGGTACGTTGATCGGCAGCAGCACGAACGTTCGCGTAAACGTTGAAGTCGTCGGATCATACGCGCAGTCGATTCGGTACTCAAACCCATCTACGGTGTCAGAATATTCGTCGAGTTCTTCACCAATTGACCGCAGTTCGTAGCCTCTGTACGTGCGGTTGTCGATAGTAACGCCGCTGTAGTCGTTAGTAGAAAAGTCGATGCCGATGTCTGAGTTTCCAGGGAACGGGCCATAGGTGTTTGAGAAGAGACGAGGAGTAACGGTTGCCGACCCTGCCAACGGTACGATTAGGTTGACAGATCCCCCGCTGTCGTACTCATCTACGTTCGAGCTCGCGATAGCAAAGTACGTTGGAGTCGCGATCGTCACCGTTTCTTCGCTGGAGTTGTAAGAACTTGGAGTCACGCCGGCGATGCTTACCTTGTCGCCAACAGAAAATGCGTTATCTGCCGTGATAGTAATGTGGCCGGAGACTTCTCCACCAGACACGTACGCGGCAGGAGTACCCGCGTTTAGTATGGTGAATACCTTTTTAGTTTCAGTGTCCACACTGTAAACTGTCCCGGTGATGTTATACGCTACAGGGTCGACTCCAGTGACGGTCACGGTGTCACCAGCCTTAAACGGCACTATTGAGTCACAGAAGTACCAGAACAAGCCAAACGCGTGAGCCGTGCTTTCAATCATCGGGTGCGTTATGCTTGTTATCGTCGCTTCGTACACCTCGCTCGACGCGACGTAGACGTAGTACGTAAACGTCGTCGACGTCGGTATCGAGTTGATCAAGTGCCTACCATCAAACGTCGCGTACGCGGCCGCCGGATCGTCTACGTTCTCGATATCTACGTACTGCCCGACAGAAAAGCTGTGGCTTGAAGACGTAGTAAGAGTCACAAGGCCAGTTGTCGCGTCCAGCTCTTTCTTAGTCACCGTGGCAGTTGCTGTAGACGTTGGTGCGCTTACGACATTGGTTGCCGTTTTTGCGTATGAAACGGTATTTGTAGTTGTCGCCGTGACGGTGTAGCTGCCGTCAAAACTTGCGCCAATATTCTCAACGTCGACGGTCTGACCGACGCTAAGATCGTGAGCCGAGGACGTAGTTAGCGTGACTACGTTGTCCGTCAGCGCTCTCGTTGATACGGCGAACTCGTTTCTAACTCCAGGCTGCAGCTCTGAGTTCGGAAATTGAATGTTCGAGAAGTCAACCTGCATCTCGGTAAGAAGCTCACGCGTGTAGTCATAGGTGTCGACTCTGACCTTGACGGTCGTAGACGCGTACGTACCGACCGGCAGGCTTGCGATGCTTACGGCGAATGACGTGTCCGTAAGACCGGACGCAAGAATAGTGTAGTAGCCATTGTATGTGAAGTTTGAGACATCGTAGAACTCAAGCTTTACAGGCGCACCTGCTGTAAAGTCGTACGATCCGCTGCTAAGTGTCACTACGGTAAGACCGCCTACAGTTGACTTGACCGCCGTGGCGCCAAAGTCGTGGCTGAACGTGCGCCAGATATTTCTGTGATACAGATAGCTTGTAAATTCAGCGCCCTGAACCGACAGACTTTTTTCGGTCAGACTGTACGATCTGCTCCAGATGATGCCGCCCCAGACGCATTCGTTGTCCCTAACGACGTACAACCCCGTCTTGCCTGGCATCGTGTTTTCATACAGGTTCAACGCATCGGTTTCATCGATGACGGCGATGTTGCCGCTGAACTTGCCGGCGCTCTTTAGCGATCTTTCGTACGAAACGCCTTGAAAAGGAATTTCGGCAAGAAGAGAGTTAGACAGCAGATCTGTTACAAAGTATCTATACTTCGGTGCGGTGGGGTCGAACCCTGTCATGTCTGTCTCTCATCTCTGTTTCTTTGTCAAGGCTAACCGATCCAACCCGACCTATAGTAAATTACCATGGACGCGTCGGACGTGGCGTCGCCTTCGTCTGTGAAC